GCTTCAAGTTTACCAGCATCAGGTGTTACAGCAGCATCATATGGTAATACTACAAAGATAGCAAAATTAACTGTTAACGCAAAAGGTTTAATAACTGCGGCAGAGGATGTCACTCCAGGTGGAATGGTATCAGATTTTGATTATACTGCTGCTAATACAACATATACATTAGTAACTGGTGGTGGAACTTATGCACAAACAATTCCAGTAGCTAACTCAACTGTAAGAGGTTTAGTAGCTTTAGCTAATGGTATAAGTGCTAACGCAACTGGCTATTTAAATGTATTAGCTGGTAACTCACAAGTCGTATCGAATACAACAGGTGTATGGATTGCAGAAGGCAATATAGACATACACAACTTATCAGGCTATGTAGCCAACGAAAATATAGATCATTCAAGTGTTAATATAACAGCTGGAAATGGTCTAACAGGTGGTGGAGATATATCGGCCACAAGAACAGTATCAGTAAATGCTAATAATGGTATTACAGTAAATTCAACTGGTACATTCGTCAGATCAGGAACAGGAACAACTGTTAACTCTACTGGTGTTCATATTGGACAAGCAGTAGGAACTACATCTGACGTAGAATTTAGAGACTTAACTATATCTGGTAATTTAACCGTAACAGGTACACAGACAACAGTTAATACAACTAACATGATAGTAAACGATGCTATCATTACTCTCGCTTCAGGACAAACAGGAACTCCTTCATTAGATTCAGGATTTGAAGTAGAACGTGGATCCGCAGCCAATGCCCTATTCTATTGGGATGAGTCAACAGATAAATGGACTCATAAGTTAGCTGGTGGAACCGAATATAAATTCTTTACTAAAGCAGAAGATATCGCTTTAGGAACAGATACTTCAGGTAATTATATGACAGATACTTCTGCCGGTAACGGTATGTCAGTATCTCATACTCCTGGTGAAGGATCAACAGCAACAGTAACAGTTAATGCACAAACAGGTTTAACTGCTAACTCAACTGGTTTATATACCAATGATGGTGAAATAGATATTCACAGTCTTTCAGGTTATGTTGCAAATGAACATATAGATCATAGTTCAGTATCAGTTACTGCAGGTAACGGTCTAGAAGGTGGTGGTACAATTGCTGCTACTAGGACAGTTGCAGTTTTAGCTAATACAGGTATTACATCTAACTCAACTGGTGTATTCACTAAAGATTCAGAAATAGATCACGATAGTTTATCTAACTTCGTAGCTAACGAACATATAGATCATAGTAGTGTTACTATGACAGCTGGTAATGGTTTAACAGGTGGTGGTACAATTGCTGCTACTAGAACATTAGCAGTAAATCCAGGTACAACATCTCCATTTATAGCTAACTCAACAGGATTGTGGTTAAAAGCTAACACAGGTATTGTTGCTAACTCATCCGGTGTCTTTGCAGGATCCGGTGGTATTGTTCATGATGACTTATCTGGATTCGTAGCTAACGAACATATAGACCACTCAGGTGTTGATATAACAGCTGGTAATGGTTTAACTGGTGGCGGTGATATTACAGCTACTAGAACATTAGCAGTAGAAGCTAACACAGGTATTGTTGCTAACTCTGATGGTGTGTTTGTTAATGCTGGCCAAGTAGATCACGATGGTTTATCTAACTTCGTGGCTAACGAACATATCGATCACAGCACAGTATCTGTAACCGCAGGTAATGGTTTATCTGGTGGTGGCACTATAGCAGCTACTAGAACATTAGCGGTAGTTGGTAATACTGGTATTACATCTAATTCAACTGGTGTATTCACTAACGATTCAGAAATTGATATACATAGTCTTTCAGGATACGTAGCCAATGAGCATATAGATCATAGTAGTGTTACTATGACAGCTGGTAATGGTATAACTGGCGGTGGTACAATCGCTGCTACAAGAACATTCGCAGTAGAAGGAAATACAGGTATTACTGTAAGTAGTGATGGTGTATTTACAAACGATAGTGAAATTGTTCATGATAGTTTAAGTGGCTTTGTAAGTAATGAGCATATAGATCACTCGAGTGTTAGCGTAACTGCTGGCAATGGATTATCTGGTGGTGGAGATATAACTACTACTAGAACAATAACTGTTAAAGCTAATAATGGTATTTCAGCAAACTCATCTGGAGTCTTTGCAAAGGTTGGATCATCATTAGTAGTTAACTCAACAGGTATTCATACACCTCAGGCTTTAAGCACAACAGATAACGTACAGTTTAACGATTTAACAGTAGCTGGTAACTTAACAGTATCAGGTGCTACAGTAACAATTGATGCAACAACATTATCAGTTAATGATAATATAATCACACTTTCATCCGGTCATTCAGGTGCACCTTCAGCAGACGCAGGTTTATCTGTTAATAGAGGATCCTCTGCTAATGCAGAACTTTATTGGGATGAATCGACTGATAGATGGACACACAAATTAGCTGGTGGATCTGAATATGCTGTTCACACAAAAGCAAATGATATTGCTTTAGGAACAGATACTTCAGGTAACTATGTTGATAATGTCACAGCTGGAGTTGGTCTTGCAGTAACAGGATCAGCAGGAGAAGGTTGGGAACCAGCAGTAGCAGTAGTAGCCAATACTGGTATTACAGCTAACTCAACAGGTATATTTACAAACGATTCAGAAATTGATATACACAGTTTATCCGGATATGTAGCTAATGAACATATAGATCATAGTGGAGTTACAATAACCGCTGGTAATGGTTTATCGGGTGGTGGAGATATAACTGCTACTAGAACATTAACATTACAAGCAAACAATGGTTTAGTTGCCAACTCAACTGGTGCCTTTGTAGTAGCCGGAACTGGAGTAACAGTAAATTCAACAGGTGTTCATATCGGTCAATCTGTAGGCACAGGTGACGATGTAACATTTAACAACGTAGATGTCGATGGAGACCTAAGAGACGGCTCAAACAGAGTATTTAAGGTTTACAATTCAAGTGGCACGGTTGTATGGGGGTAATTAATGGCGCTTCCCGCGAGTAGAACAGCTTTTAAAGAATATTGTTTAAGGAAGCTTGGTTATCCAGTTATTGAAATTAACGTAGAGGATGATCAATCAGAAGATAGAATAGACGAAGCTTTATCTTTTTATTGGGACTATCACTTTGATGGATCCGAAAGAACTTTCTATAAATGGACAATTACAGATGATGATATTGCAAACAAATATTTAACTGTACCAGAAAATATTATTGGTGCTGTTAGAATATTTGATATTGGTGATGCTCTTTCTACAAATAATTTATTCAATATTAGATATCAGATCGCATTAAACGATCTATATGATTTAACTTCTTTTAATCAATCATTAGTAACATATTATACTAATATGATGCATATTAGATTTATAGAAGAAATATTAGTTGGTAGACAACCAATTAGATATAATAGACATATTAATAAACTATATGTTGATATGGATTGGGATAAGATGCAAGCAGGCGAAAAGATTATTGCTGAGTGTTATCAAATAGTAGATCCTGATACTTATACAGATGTATGGAAAGACAGATGGTTGCAGAATTATGCAACTGCTAAAATAAAATTTCAATGGGGATCTAATCTATCAAAGTTTGAAGGTCTTCAATTGCCAGGTGGTGTACAATTTAATGGTACTAAAATACAGGATGATGCATTGCAAGAAATTGCAAAGTTAGAAGAGGAGATGCTTGTATCCTATAGCTTACCTGTAACAGATATGATAGGATGATAAAGCATGGCCAGAAGCAACTACTTTCAAAACTATCAAGCTAGTGGTGAGACTCGTTTAATAGACGATCTCATTATTGAGGCTATAGGCATATATGGCCAAGAAGCCTTCTTCCTACCTAGAACGGTAGTTAATCAAGACAACCTATTTTCCGAAGATACTATTTCACAGTTTGCGGGTGCATATCCGTTAGAGATGTATATTAAGGATGTTGAAGGGTTCTCTGGTGAAGGTGATTTCTTATCTAGATTTGGTTTAGAAATTAGAGATCAGATAACAATGTCTATCTCTAGAAGAAGATTTGGTGAAGAAGTAACAGAATGGGATACTTCAATAACAAGACCAAGAGAAGGTGATTTAGTTTATCTTCCTTGGATTAAAGGATCCTTACCGTCAGCAATAGGTGCTTTATTTGAAATCAAGTATGTAGTCCATGATGCACTATTCTATCAATTAGGGGATTTATATACTTATGATATGACCCTAGAAAGATTCGAATATAGTGATGAGAGATTAGATACAGGATTAGAATTAATTGATAATATTGAAGTAGATGAATCTCAATCTTATCAAATAACTAAAGCGCAATTAGCAACAGAGACAGGAGCCATTATCGCAATGGAGAATGGCACATATTTAATTAATGATAATTATTCTAAACGATTAGTAGATAAGGATGATGATTCAGATTTCTTCCAAAGCGGTGGATCTGGATTCATAGACTTCTCAGAAATAAATCCGTTTAGTGAGGGAACATTTTAATGATAGAAAAAATATTAGCAGAGCAGCTTGGCATTAGCGAAGATGCAATTAAAGACGAATCTAACTTTATGGAAGATTTAGGTGCGGACTCATTGGACATTGTTGAATTAGTAATGTCTATAGAAGAAGAATTTGATATAGAAATATCTGATGATGAAGCAGAAACAATAAAAACAGTTAAAGATTTAAAAGAACATATTGAGGCTTATTCCTAATGTTCGGACAGAAGTTTTACAACGGAGTTATTCGTAAGTATGTTATATACTTTGGAACCCTATTTAATCAAATAGAAATTGATAGAGTAGATGGTTCAGGTGATACCATACAGAATATTCGTGTGCCTATATCATATGGGCCAAGGCAAAGCTTCATAGAAAGACTTAATGTAGATCCTAACCTCGATAGACAAGTAGCAGTACAATTACCTAGAATGTCATTTGAAATGTCTAACATGCAATATGCACCTGAAAGAAGATTGAACCCAGCTAGAAAATTATATCAAGTTAAGTCAGACGACACACATAGATTTAAATCAACATTCACTCCAACACCTTTTGATATTAACTTTCAATTATCAATTGCGGTTAAGAACGCAGAAGATGGAGTTAGAATATTAGAACAAATATTACCATTCTTTACACCTGAGTATACTGCGACATTAAAGTTATTAGATGACTTTGATGTTAAGATGGATATACCAGTTGTATTTCAATCATTAACGTCTGAAGACACATATGAAGGTGATATGGAAACGCGAAGAGCATTAATACATACTTTAGACTTTATTGTTAAAGGATATATATTTGGTAGAGTATCTGATCAAGGCGGATTAATTAGATCTGCTAATACACAATTCTTTGTTGATACAACAGCGAATGGTGCATTTACTTTAGACGGATCCGATCCATCATCTAAGGTGGTTATCAAACCAGGTCTAGATGCAAATGGCAATCCTACAAGTAATTCTAGTGTTAGTATAAATACTAATAGTATTAACGCCAATGATAATTTTGGTTATATAAGTGAGAAGACGGTAGAAAATGGATGATAAAATTGGTAAGTTTCTTGAACTAGATCCTTTAGAACAAGATATATCAAAAGCAAAAGATATAGTAAAGGACTCTAAAATAGACAATGACTTTGAATATGCACGTGGTAATTTATACCAAGTTGTAGAACAAGGAAGTCATGCGCTCGAAGAATTATTGCAAGTAGCGCAAGCAAGTCAACACCCCAGAGCATTTGAAGTAGTAGCAACATTAGTTAAAGTATTGGCTGACGCCAATATGACCTTAATGGATTTAACTAAGAAGAAACAAGATATAACAAATGAATCTGGTAAAGGACCCAACACAGTTAATAATACTTTGTTCGTTGGATCTACCGGCGAGCTCCAAAAATTAATCAAGAAGCAAATAAAAAATGTCGACAGCACAACAAATTAAAGAGAATTATCTAGGTAATCCTAATTTAAAACGAGCTAATATACCACAGGAGTTTACTCCGG